ATCCGCGCTTCGTTAAGCTTTTTATGTACTGGCATTGCGGTATCTCCTTTTATTTGCCAAACCCCTTGTAACTAATTTGCAGGATATTAAAAGCGCTTTTTACAAACAGCCAAAAGAAAGTTGAATATGACCAGTGTAGAGCAAACAATTGCGGACTTTTTTAAGCTCGCAAAGACGCATAAAATCAGGGCCTGCAAGATAGCGAATGAAGCTGGCATCACCCGTGTCACGCTGTCGAATTGGAAAAGCGGACGCACTGAGCCACAGCTAAGCGTATGGCTTGCAGCTAATGAAGCACTGTATCGCCTGGTGCAGCAGAAACTTAAGTTATGAGGCGCTTCGGAAAGTATCGTGCTGTCAAAGCGCAGTGCAATGCTGGACACACCCATGACAGTAAACGGGAGGCTGTGCGCTGCAATGAGCTACATGATCTGCAGGCGGCTGGGGCTATCAGTGATTTAATCATGCACCCGCAATACTGGTTCGTCATCAATGGTCGCCAGGTCAAGCACGCCAATGGTCGGCGCGTTGGCTACAAATCAGATTTTGAATATGTGGAAAACGGAATCAAGGTCACTGAAGATGTGAAAGGGGTAATCGTTCGGGATTGGCCTCTGCGCCGCGCTATCTTTATTGCGCTATTCCCCGATCACCAGCTTCGTGAGACCAAATAAAAAATGGGTGACCTAAGCCACCCAGTTTGTTCGGTAAGGAGTACCAAGCCGCGCAAATAGGTTGAAACGGCGCGTCGGTCAATGCTGCCAACAATTCTCTTTTACAAATGCGTGTTTTCGGTTATGTAAGAGCGAGCGGGGAGTGCTGAAAAGCATAAAGCACTCGACCCGCTCTAACAACGCCTAGTCACAGGAGGCATCGCTATGTTGAGTAATACACGCCACAGAACCATCACGCAAGAGTTTGTGTCATGAGTGGTTTGCAATGGTTCCGACTATATCACCGAATAGTTGATGACGAAAAGCTGCGCCTGTTAGCTTTTGAGGATCGCTGGCACTTTGTTGCCTTATGCTGCCTAAAGGCTGATGGCCTTCTGGACACGCCAAATGACAATCTTCGATCGCGTAAAATTGCCGTCAAGTTAGGCGTGCAGTTGCGTGAATTAGATGAGATTGGAAGGCGCTTGCAAGAGGTCAATTTGGTTGATGAAAACCTGTCACCAGTTGCTTGGGATGAGCTACAATATAAAAGCGACAACAGCACAAACCGTGTAAAAAAATACAGGGAAAAACAGCAGCATAACGCTATGAAACGGGAGCGAAACGTTTCAGTAACGGGCCAAGAGACAGATACAGATACAGATACAGAAGTTAATACTAACGTATTAACAGCAAAACGCAGAAGCGTTTCCGCTGCTAAGCCTGATGGATTTTGTGACCAGCTTTGGAAGGATTGGAAGAACCATCGCAAAGCAGCTTTCACCGAAACCGCATTGAAGGGCATTGAGCGTGAAGCTGCGCTGGCGGGATGGACGCTGGAGGCTGCAATTACGGAAGCCATTGAACGAGGATGGCAGGGATTTAAATCAGATTGGGTAGAGGGAAAGAAGAATGGTACATCAAATCGGACAACTGGTCAGCCTAGAAACCAAAACGGCTTTGCCGCAGCACTTCGATACGTCGCGGATGGACGATCTGATGACCCGTTCTGATCTCACGGTAGCTGAATGCGATGAGCTACGGTCGATTGCGTTAGCGATGCCTATCGAGAACATCCCAGTTGAAACCAAAGAGCTTGCCAAGCAGCTTCAGTTTATTGAGGCAACCCTGCCAAGCAAGAACACCGACGAGCAAAGCGGACAGATGCGGACAGCAGTCTATGCACGCATCCTTGGCGGCTACACGAAAGAAGCCCTTAGCTACATGACTGAGCGCGTCTGCAAGGAGCTTGATTGGTTCCCAACGCCTCGCCAGTGCCTACAGATATTGGAAAGCTACACGCCACGAACTACCAGAAAGGACAAGGCGCTTCTAATCTGTTCTAATCACACGCAAGCAAGGTTTGAGGATTTCATCAGCAAGCTACACTGCGGTGAGCCTGTCGAGCTATCAGACAAGCCAGAGCGTTGGTTACGCATTGCTGAAGATCGCGGTTACCTTCGGATTGTCGATGGCGAATTTATCATCAGGTGAGCGCAGCGACCAACTTAATGTGCGACCTGATCCGCCTGCAATCTGGTAAGCTCACAATGGATGACATCCGCAAGCACTGGGCCAAGGGTAAGTATAAAGGCGCACCTGAAGCCTGGGCGATTGCAGCGATTGAACACGCAAAGCGACAAAAATCATAATTAGCATATAACAAAAAAGGAGCAGACAATGAGACACGTGCATGAATGGCCACCAATGCAACAGGGCGAAGCAAAGAAAGCGTCAACGCGGAATTTGTGGAATTACGTTCAACAGCATAGGCGATGGGTGGAAACGCTTTACCCAGGAGCTGACAATTATCTGGCAATCAACAGGGCTAATTCAGCACGAGCAGAGTTAAATCGACGCATAAATACGAAAGATTATGCTTTAAATCGCAATTAATGAAAAAAACGCTTTACAGAATTAAAGGCCCTTTTTATAAGGGGGCATCAGCAAGGGGATATTCCCCGCCAACAAGGAGACTGATTATGATGATTTGGGACATTCGCGGCGAAGGTCAAGCGCCACAGCACATCGGTAACTTCGATGGCATGAGCACTTTAAAAGAATTGCTAACCGCCGCCCGCACCGCCCGCCATAATGTTAAGATTGCAGCGGTAGCAATCAAGGGTAACGCAGCAACGTGCTACACCTTCCGCACCTTTGCAGACTTCCGCCGCTTTTTCGATGACAACAGCGATTTAACTATCACTGACAAGGCGATCGGATTAGCATGAGCATCACCCTATCTCAATTCGAACGCATCGACGGTCTTTTGACAAAGCAGATTCGCGCTGGCCAGTTTGAAACGTGCGCTGATCCCCGCCAATACATCATCACAAGCAACATACTTTTGGATGCTTGCGCTGATGCACTGGGCCGTGAATTTACAGAACGCTATGCAAGCGCCGAAGATTGCGCTGCAGCCATCGTCACACAGGCATTGCTATGCCCTGATTTTGTGGAGCAAGACGCATGAGCAAGAACCTCACACAACTAGCGCAAGACGCTATCGACGCACTAAACGCTTACACCGAAGAACATAAGCGCCAGAAAGAAAAATGGCAGCAATCGGGTTACGCAGCGATCCTTAACAGCAATACTTTCGGCATTAGCGACACTCAGGAGATTGAACTGCTGACGGCCATCGTTGATTATGACGAAGACCCTGCTGGCACATTGCAAGAGCTGATATGGCAAACGGAGTCCGACCATAGAGAGAACGAGGCGGACTATCGTTACGAAGAAATGCGTTCTCGTGAATTATTGGAGGGTTAAATGACACATCAAGAAATCATAATTGCACTAATGGTAGCAGCGCAACTGTTTACCCTGTTCCTGCTTTGGGAAGCCACAAAGCGTGGAGACCAATTACAAGCTAAGTTAAAGCGCAGCACAGTTTTGCGCGATCCTAAAACTGGTCGATTCATCAAGAATGGCAAAATCTAATGTTGCACGCAAACCTGATCCGCCAATGGGCGCAAGACCGCAACCTGATTGAAGGTAGCACCGTGCAATCTCAGTTCGTCAAGCTGATTGAAGAAATAGGTGAGCTGGCTGAAGCAATCGCCAAGGGCAAAGATGAGCAATTCATGGACAGCATTGGAGATGCCTTTGTCGTGCTTACCATCCTGGCAGCGCAAAAGGATTTAGAGATTGAAGAATGCGTCGTTCACGCATGGCATGAAATCAAAGACCGCAAGGGCAGGATGGAAAATGGAATCTTCATAAAGGATGATTCATGACACCCAGAGAACAGAATTTAGCTGACATTGAAGTTATCGCCAAAGAGCATCGCTTCACTTTAGAAGATATTTTAGGCAAAAATAGGTTTGGGCCATTAGTCAAGGTAAGACGCAAATGCGTTGTTATGCTGCGTGAGAAGGGCTATTCCACTACAGAAATTGGACGAATAATGTGCCGGGATCACAGCAGTATCTGCAATAGTCTTAAAAAAAGCAGGGCAGATGGATGATGGATAATTTTATTTTAGATGTAACCACAACAGACGAGTGGGAGTTTCACTGGCTGGGAATGCCTGAATTTCAGCAGTTGCGTAAAAAACCAGTGTCTCAAATAACTGTCAGGTTTGAAACGCAAGAAGATATGGACAATTTTGCAGAATTAATTGGTCAAAAACTTACTTTAAAAACGAAGTCAATTTGGCATCCGCACAGGCCCCACAAACTTGCTAACAAGAAGGTGTGGCGCGATGGCGAATAGGTATCCGATCTATATCGTTTCTAAGGGTAGGTGGTTAAATGCACTGACCCATAAGGCGCTCAAGAAAATGGGTGTTGAGCATTCTATGATTGTTGAGGAGCATGAGCGCGATGCGTATGCAAATAACGTATCGTGCGACCTAATTACGCTGCCCCAGTGCTATTTGCTGGAGTATGATACTTGCGACAATCTGGGATTATCAAAATCAGTCGGCCCCGGTGCGGCTAGAAACTTTGCATGGGATTTAGCTTGTTCTGCTGGTTTTGCTCGACATTGGGTAATGGACGATAACTTAGACGCATTCCATTGGCTAAACCGTAATGAAAAGTTTGAAGTCGAGTGCGATGCCACCATCAGAGCAATGGAAGACTTTGTGGATCGCTATAGCAACGTGGCTATTGCTGGCCCAAATTATTATTCCTTTGCTAAAAAGACAGACAATTTACCAGCCTTTGTAAAAAACACCCGTATCTACTCATGCCTTCTGATTGATAATCAAATACCGTATAGGTGGAGAGGCAGATACAATGAGGACACAGATTTAAGTTTGCGAGCGTTAAAGGATGGTCTTTGCACGATTCAGTTTAACGCATTTCTTTGTGGTAAAATTACAACCCAAAGGATGAGTGGTGGTAATACAAAAGAGTTTTATAAGCATGAAGGGACGAAGCCAAAATCTAAAATGTTGGCAGACCTACATCCTGATGTAGCAAAAATTGTGTGGCGATTTAACCGCTGGCATCATCACGTTGACTACAAGCCATTTAAAAAAAACAAACTCAAATTAATTGCCGATATATCTAAATTACAAAAAATAAATAATTATGGAATGGAGCCACATGATGCGTAAGCCATATCAAAAGAGCAGGGCAGAAGCATGACACCTGAAAAGCTAAAGCTTGCCCGTAACTACATGGGCTACAGCGTCAATGACATGGCTGCTGCACTTCGCCTCTCACCAGAGAACGGAGGCACAACCATTCGCAAGATGGAATCAGGCAAGGTAAACATCACTGGGCCTATAAGCGTTGCAGTAGATGCAATGATGAAAGGTTACGATCCATTCGAAGATGAGGACGAAGATGACACACCCTAATGCACATCAAGTAGGCGGAGACCATTACGCATCCAAGAGCATTCAGCCTTGGGAAGCAATGGAGTCTTGGATGTCGCCAGAAGCTTTCTCGGGTTATTTGCAGGGTAATTGCATAAAGTATTTATCACGCTATCGTGACAAGAACGGCATTGAGGATTTGAAGAAGGCGCAGCACTATCTGTCCAAGCTTATTGAGTTGGAATATGGACACAGTGACTAAGATGCTCTAAAAGGTTTTCACCAGACCTTTTATGGAAGCTGAGACAAATGGCGTTAACACCAAAACAAGAGCGTTTCGCTCAAGAAGTAGCATCAGGCAAAAGCCAAGCAGAGGCTTACAGAACAGCCTTTAATGTTAAGCCGACTACCAAACCAGAGACAAGCCAAGCAAACGCTTGTAGGCTAATGGCTGATAGCAATGTTTCAACAAGGGTTGCTGAATTACGAGCAGCCGTTGCAGAACGTGTCACATGGACGCTTGCAGACAGCCTCGATGTTCTTTCCACGATAGCTAAAGGCTTAGACGCAGACGCAAAGCCAAGCGACAAAGTGAACGCTGTAAAAGCTATCAACACAATGATTGGGCTTGATGCTCCATCGAAGCTGGATGTCACTGGCAACATGGTTACACGCATTGAGCGGGTAATGACTGATGACAACGCTAAGGATTAAAACCCCGCGCTGGTTCAAGCCATTCCTGCAACCCAGTCGCTACAAGGGCGCTCATGGTGGGCGGGGAAGCGGCAAGAGTCATGCTTTTGCGGAAATGGTTATCGAAGCGCACGTTATGGATCAGCGGCGCAGAACAGTTTGCGTCCGTGAGATACAGAAGTCCCTAGCCCAATCAGTCAAGCGTTTGCTGGAGCTAAAGATTGAACAACTTGGCGTTCAGGATTACTTTGAGGTTCAGGAGAGCCAGATCAAGTCACGGTATGGCGACGGTCTAATTATCTTTGCTGGAATGCAGAACCACACAAGCGATTCTATCAAGTCGCTGGAAGGCTATGACTGTGCCTGGGTGGAGGAAGCGCAGAGCCTGAGCCAACGCTCACTCGACCTATTGCGGCCGACAATTCGTAAGCCAGACAGCGAACTATGGTTCACATGGAACCCGCTGAACAGCAGTGACCCGATTGATATGCTGCTGCGTGGTGAAAGCCCACCGCCTGATTCAATCGTTGCTCAGGTAAACTATCGAGACAACCCTTGGTTCCCTGATGTGCTTAAAGCAGAGATGGAATACGACAGGGAGCGCGACCCTGACAAATACAAGCACGTTTGGTTGGGCAGCTACGCATCGAACAGCGAAGCGCGAGTATTCCGTAACTGGAAGATTGAGGACTTCGAAACGCCAGAGGACGCAACGCACCGCTTCGGCGCTGACTGGGGCTTTGCATCTGACCCGACCGTGCTTATCCGTTGCCACGTTGTCGGCAGAACAATCTATGTCGATCACGAAGCTTATCGCGTTGGCTGTGAGATTATGGACACGCCTGACCTGTTCTTCACTGTACCAGAGTCTGAGAAGTGGCCCATCGTCGCTGATAGCGCCAGACCTGAAACAATCAGCCACATGAGAAAGCACGGCTTCCCGAAGATTATGGCAGCAGTAAAAGGGCCGAAGTCTGTAGAGGAAGGCGTTGAATGGTTGAAGTCATATGACATCGTTGTTCATCCACGCTGCCAGCACACGATTGACGAATTAACGTGCTACAGTTACAAAACAGACCCCTTGACAGGCACTATCTTGCCAATCCTTGCTGATCGTGATAATCACCTTATAGACGCGCTACGTTATGCGTGCGAGGCCATACGTCGAGCAGTCCCACCAAAGGCTTTCGATGTTCAACCTTTGGCAACTGTGAGTAAATGGTAAATGGCTCGACTGAATAAAGAACAAAGGTTCCAGAACATCCATCAACAGGCGTTGACAGAGTTCGATCGTGTTCAATCCTCAGTCCGTGATGAGCGCCTGCAGTGCCTTCAGGACAGACGCTTCTATTCAATCGCTGGAGCGCAGTGGGAAGGCCCACTTGGTGAGCAATACGAAAACAAACCGCGCTTTGAGGTAAACAAGATTCACCTTAGCGTCATTCGTATCATCAACGAATATCGTAACAACCGCATCGCTGTAGACTTTGTAAGCAAAGATGGCGAAGCAAACGACAAGCTGACTGAGGTCTGCAATGGTCTCTATCGTGCAGATGAACGGGACAGCGGCGCAGAAGAAGCATACGACAACGCTTTTGAAGAAGCTGTAGGCGGTGGCTATGGCGCTTGGCGTTTACGCACTGCATACGAAGATGATGAGAACGACGAGGACGAACGCCAGCGCATCCGCATAGAACCAATCTATGACGCTGACAGCTCTGTGTTCTTCGACCTTGACGCAAAGCGCCAGGACAAAGCCGACGCAAAGTATTGCTTCGTTCTGTATTCCATGACCTATGACGCTTACAAAGCTGAATGGAATGATGACCCAACTACATGGCCTAAAGAAGTTCACCAGTATGAGTTCGACTGGGATACGCCTGACGTTGTGTTCGTCGCTGAATACTACCGCGTTGAAGAAACCCGCGAGACTGTTCGCATCTTCCTGACAATCCAAGGCGAAGAAGAACGCTACACGCAAGCAGACTTTGACGCTGACGAAACGCTGGAAGAAACACTAGCCGCTGTTGGCACTGTTGAGGTACGCCAGAAGCGCGTGAAGCGTAAGCGCGTCCACAAGTACATCATGAGCGGTGGCGGCATCCTTGACGATCAAGGCTACATCGCTGGCAAGAACATCCCTATCGTTCCTGTTTACGGCAAGCGTTGGTTCGTCGATAACGTCGAGCGTTGCATGGGCCATGTGCGCCTAGCCAAAGACCCACAGCGCCTGAAGAATATGCAGCTATCAAAGCTGGGTGAAATCAGTGCGCTTTCGTCCATTGAAAAGCCAATCCTGCTACCTGAACAAGTCTCAGGCCATCAAGTCATGTGGGCAGAGGACAACCTTCGGAACTATCCTTATCTGTTGGTCAACCCAATCACAGGGCCAAACGGCGAGACTCAAGCCGCTGGCCCAGTTGCTTACACCAAGTCCGCAGCTATTCCACCAGCGATGGCAGCACTGCTTCAGATCACTGAACAAGACATGGCTGAGATACTGGGTAACAACCAGCAAGCCGACAAGATGGTCAGCGGCATCAGCGGCAAAGCTGTAGAGCTAATCCAGACCCGCTTGGATATGCAGACGTTCATCTACATGAGCAATATGGCCAAGTCTGTGCGTCGCTGCGGTGAGATATGGCTATCGATGGCCAAAGACATCTATGTTGAAGAAAAGCGCAAGATGAAGACAGTCGGCGCTATGGAGGAAGTTGGTTCGATTGAACTGATGAAGCCACAGATCGACGAAGAAACAGGCGAACTGATTTACGAGAACAACCTGGGCGATGCCTTGTTCGACGTTGCAGTAGACGTTGGCCCATCATCGAGCAGCCGCCGTGACGCTACAGTGCGTGCGCTTACTGGCATGATGCAAGTCACAACCGATCCGACAACCCAACAGGTTCTGCAAGCTATGGCTATCATGAACATGGAAGGCGAAGGCATTGGCGACATCAAGGAATATTTCCGCAAGCAGCTAGTCCAGATGGGCGTTATGCAGCCAACGGAAGAAGAACAGCAGCAGATGATGGAAGCGCAAGCGAACGTGCAGCAAGATGCACAGACCACTTACTTGCTTGCTGAAGCCGCTAAGTCACAGGCTCAAGCTATCCAAGCACAAGCTAACACTGAATACACCTTGGCACGTTCGGAAGAAACGAAGGCCAAGACAGCAGAGACTATCTCAAACATCGACATTGACCAGCGCAAGTCGGCAATTGAGACTGCTGAAAAGATTGGGGAAGCATTGCGACCCAGTATGAATGTGGTTCCACCCTCCACACAATTAGGGTGAGTTAATGGGGTTAAAACATGAAAACGGCAGAATTGGATGATAACGACAACATCGACACAATAGACATCGACACGGATTTTAATGAGCAATCGGATGATGAGACCAATGCCATCGACGATACTCAAGATGACGAAGATGACGAAGATGAAGTCGTAATATCTATCGGAGAGGAATCGCCACCTCAAGATGAAGAAGTTCGTGCGCCTGCTTGGGTGCGTGAATTGCGTAAATCAAATCGGGAAAAAGAGCGGAAGATACGCGAACTAGAAGCAAAGCTAAATACGACAGCAACTGAGACCAAACCAGTTGCACTAGTAGCAAAGCCAACGCTTGAAAGTTGCGATTACGATTCCGACGAGTACGAACAAAAGCTTGCTGCTTGGTATGAGCATAAACGCGAATACGATGCAGCCGAAGCCAATGTAGCAGCCCAGCGAGATGCTGAGTCGAAAGCATGGCAGGACAAGCTTGATTCCTATGCGAAGGCGAAAGCATCGCTGAAGGTGCGGGACTATGACGAAGCTGAAGCTACGGCTTTAGATACGTTTGACGTAACGCAACAAGGGATCGTTCTACAAGGCTCTGACAACCCAGCTTTGCTTATCTACGCAATTGGCAAAAGCACCAAGCGAGCAAAGGAACTTGCAGCAATCACCGACCCCGTGAAGTTTGCCTTTGCGGTAGCTAAACTGGAGACTCAGTTGAAAGTAACTAACCGTAGGGCATCAACCACGCCAGAACGTACAATCACCAGTGGTGGTCGTGTGTCTGGCTCCATTGATTCACAACTTGAGCGGTTACGCGCTGAAGCCTTGAAGACCGGAGACTTATCAAAGGTCATGGCTTACAAGCGTAACAAAAAGAAAACCTAATTTTTTGGAGTTAATATAATGGCTAACGCCTTTTCAAAAGAAGAAATTGTTGCATTTGAGGACATCCTTGAAGGCTTCAACGATGCTTTGATCCTGTCAAAGAACATCAACGTATACAACACCAACGGCGTAACGATGGAGCGCGCACGCGACACCATCTGGCGTCCACAACCTTACATCGCTCAGTCATTCGACCGCGTTGTAGGCACATCGATTGCTGGCGACGTTTCGACGATGACTCAGCTTTCGGTTCCATCGACTCTCGGTTTCAACAAGTGCTCTGCTTGGCAGATGAACGCACTGGAACTGCGTGACGCGTTGCAGGAAGGTCGCTTGGGCGATTCAGCAAAGCAAAAGCTCGCTTCGGACATCAACCTTTCCGTTATGGATTTGGCTGCTGCTCAAGGTACGCTTGTTGTTGACGTAGCTACCGCTGCTGGCGATTATGATGACATCGCGCTTTGCGACAGCATCATGAACGAACAGGGTGTTATGGCTGGTGATCGTTACCTCGCTTTGTCGAGCCGCGATTATAACGGCATGGCTGGCAACTTGGCAGTAGCGACTCGTTCGTTCACTGGTAACAAGTCGGCTAACGCATATGAGCGTTCGTTCGTTGGTGAAGTCGCAAGCTTCCAGACCTACAAGCTCGACTATGCGAACCGTTGTGCTGCTAACGCTGCAACTGTCACCATCAACACTACTGGCGCTCAAGCTCAGTATGTTCCACAGGCGACAACGACCAGCACTGGCGGCATCCTAAACGTTGACAACCGTTACCAGACTGTAACTGTTTCATCGTCGACTGGTGTTGTTGCTGGTGACGCGTTCACCATCGACGGCATCGAAGCAGTCCACCACATCACGAAGCGTTCGACTGGCGAACTGAAAACCTTCCGCGTAATTTCCGTCCCTGCTGGCGGCACTACGTTGGTAATCAGCCCTCCAATCATCGCAGCGACTGCTCCAGCAACTGATGCTGAATTGCAGTACAAGAACGTTGAATTGGTAGCTGCTGCTTCGGCTGCTCCGCTCAACTTCTTGAACGTTGCAGCTTCGAACATCAACCCATTCTGGCGCAAGGATTCGATCGAACTCCTCCCAGGTCGCTATGCTGTTCCAGATGGCGCAGGCGTTGACGTTCTTCGTGCATCGACGGATCAGGGTATCGAATTGGTCATGACCAAGAAGTTCGATCCACTGACCTTCCAGACGCTTTACACGCTGGACACACTGTATGGTGTGGTCATGACGAACCCAGAAATGGCAGGCATCCTGCTTTTCAACCAGACGTAAGTCTAATAGGAAGGGGGGGATTTGGAAGTCATCCCCCCCGACCTTCTTTAGGGAGTGAACCAATGCCATTGAAAAAAGGTTACAGCCGCGCAACCATCGGCAAGAACATCAAGATGGAAGAAAAGTCTGGTCGCCCTAAAAAGCAAGCCATCGCTATTGCGCTGAACGTTGCACGCGATGCTGCCATGAAAGCAGGGAAGCCATCGAAGGCTCCTAAGCGGAAGGCCAAGAAATGAAGGCTGGTCTTTACGCCAATATCGCCAAGAAGCGCAAACGCATCGAAGCCCAGAAAGCTGCTGGCAAGACTCCAGAACGTATGCGTAAGGTTGGTAGCAAAGGCGCACCGACTGCTGCTGCATTTGTCGCCGCTGCAAAGACTGCCAAGCCAATGAAAGGCAAAAAGAAATGACAGACTTTCCGACCATAGTTTATCGCACCCCTGGCCCACACAAGAAGCCCCGTGGCAAGAGCTTTGCCTACAGAGGCGTTGCGGATCAGGAAGCATTCGACGCATTGATCGCTAAAGGCTGGTCTGCATCCTATGAAGACGCTGTAGGCGAATCGAGCAAGGTCAGCGCAAAGCCAAAGGTTGAGGCTGTTGAGATTGATGAAGTCTCCGGCCCGACCCGTGAGGAACTAGAATCGAAAGCCAAAGAATTAGGGGTATCGTTTAATTCACGAACTTCTGATATAACGCTGTCAGATCGCATCACAGCGGCCTTGGAGGTCTAAATGGGGTACACGAAAAGACAGTTCGTAACGTCAGCCTTTGAAGAAATAGGCTTGGCAGATTATGTCTTTGACCTTCAGCCTGAACAGCTAGAAGCTGCTTTGCGCCGCTTAGATTCCATGATGGCTGAATGGAACGCTATGGGCATCCGCCTTGGCTACGCAATGCCAAGCAGCCCACAAGACAGCGATCTAGACGAACAAACCAATGTGCCTGACAGCGCATGGGAAGCTATCATCACCAACCTCGCCATTCGGATTGCTCCTGGCTATGGTAAGGCAGTTGCTGCTGACACTAAGGTATCGGCTAAGGGCGCTTTCAATGTCTTGCTGCAACGCGCAACCTATCCGCTAGAACAGCAGTTGCCTTCAACAATGCCAATCGGTCAGGGCAACAAGCCTTGGCGTTGGGATAACCCTTACGTCAATCGCCCTTATGACCCTGTAAATGCTGGGCCTGATGGCCCTCTTGAATGGAGTTAATCAATGCCTACTATCAATCAGCTTCCGCTTATCACGCAGCTTTCAATGGGCGACAACCTCGTCCTTTATGTTCCAAATCAAGGCGACTCGCGTCGTGCCTCGATCACAACATTCACTCAGTTTATTGAGCAAAACTTTGGCGCTGTTGTTTGTACTTCGGTTCAGACAATCCCTGTGCGCTTTGACCAGTTGCCGAATGCTGTTGGCAATACTGGTGCGCGTGCGTTCATCACGAACTGCAACACGACAACGTTCAACGCTGCCGCTGCTGGTGGTGGATCGAACCAAATTCCCGTATTCAGCGACGGCATTATCTGGCGTGTTGGATAAGTTAAACTTAGTTAATGGAGAATTGAAATGCCAATGATGGGTAAAAAGAAATCTGGTTACGATGCAAAAGGCATGGGCATGGGAATGGCAAAGAAGGCCGTTGCTAAAGCTGGTAAGTCAATGATGATGACCAAAGCCAAGAAGAAAAAGAAGTAAGCTTTCGGATGAAAAAGGATTCGCGCCTTACTCGTGCTGGCGTCGCAGGCTATAACAAGCCAAAGCGCACGCCATCACATCCGAAGAAGTCGCACGTTGTTGTCGCCAAAGAAGGTGATAAGATCAAGACAATCCGCTTCGGACAGCAGGGCGTAATGGGTTCACCCGCCACTAAAGGTGAAAGCGAATCCAACAAGAAGCGCCGCGCATCGTTTAAAGCTAGGCACGCGAAGAATATAGCTAAGGGTAAAATGAGCGCGGCCTTTTGGTCGGACAAGGTTAAGTGGACAAGGAATTAAACTATGGATGATATTAGAACATTTGCACCAGCTTACGGACAAGCTATTGTCGTAACCCCTGGCAACACCAGTGCTAACTCTGCTCTGGGTAAGAACGTGACATCGTTGTGCATCACCAGCCGCAATTCGGTTGAGTGCTTCGTGCGCGTTGGTAAGGGCGTTGGCCTAGCTGCAACGACTGCTGACTATCTGGTTCCACCAAACGGTCAGGTAAGCATCAGCAAGTTCTTGGATTATGACCGGATTGCATACATCGCCCCTGCTGGCGGTGGTTCGCTCCACATCATGCCAGGTGAAGGCTTCTAATGTTTCTGCTAACGCGCCTTCGGAATCGCTTGCGTTATTTCAACGCAGACGGTGGCCCCGTTCTCGGTGCGCTTCTTCTAGAGAATGGTGACTTCCTGACTCTTGAAGATGGCGGCTATATTCTGCTGGAATAACATATATCCATGACACAGATTCCAATCATTAATGGCATCTATACGGACAACGGGCCAGACTTTAGAACGTCTTATCCGGTGAACCTTGTGCCTGTGCCAAAGGCAACGGGAATCAATAATGGTTATCTGCGCCCCGCTGAAGGCATTGTCGGCAACGGCACTGGCCCTGGCATTGATCGTGGCGGCATAAACTATAACGGCGTTTGCTACCGCGTCATGGGTTCTAAATTCGTTTCGGTTGCCAGCAATGGCGCTGTGACAATCTTGGGCGATGTTGGCAACGATGGCGATTACGTCACGCTGGACTACAGCTTTGAATATATCGGCATTGCGTCGAACAACAATCTATTCCTTTGGAATATATCGACTGGAGTTCTCGCTCAGAACACAGACCCTGACCTTGGCGTTGTTCTCGATACAGTGTGGGTTGATGGTTACTGGATGACTACTGATGGCGAGTTCCTCGTTGTCACCGACCTAAGCAATCCGTTTGCAGTAAACCCGCTGAAATATGGTTCGTCTGAAGTTGACCCTGACCCAGTGGTTGCCCTGCTGAAACTACGCAATGAAGTCTATGCGCTCAACCGTCACACGATCGAAGTCTTTGACAACGTAGGCGGTGACCTATTCCCGTTCCAGCGCATTGAAGGCGCACAGATTGAAAAGGGCGTTGTCGGCACTCATGCTTGCTGCGTGTTCCTTGAAAACATCGCATTCCTTGGTAGCGGCTTTAACGAAGCACCAGGTATTTATCTTGGCGCAAACGCAAACGCTAATAAGGTCAGCACGCAAGAGATTGACGAACTGCTGGCGACATTTACTGAGGCGCAGCTATCAGGCGTAAAGCTAGAGGCACGGAATGATAGAGCGCATCAGCATCTATATATCCACCTTCCCGATCGCACGATTGTATTCGACGCAGCGGCATCTCAAGAATTGGGCCAGCCTGTTTGGTTTGAACTGACGAGCAGCCTTGTGGACTATGCCCCATATCGCGCTAGGAACTTCGTGTGGTGCTATGACAAGTGGTTGCTAGGCGACCCTACCAGCAACGCCATTGGGTATCTGGTAAAGAATATATCAACGCACTGGGGGCAGAAAGTGCGCTGGGAGTTTGGCACGACTATTCTGTACAATGATGGGCGCGGCGCGATCTTGCAGAACCTTGAACTGGTTTCCCTGACAGGCTCAGTTGCGTATGGCTTAGACCCAACCATTAACACCAGCTACTCAATTGATGGGCAGAACTGGAGCCAGCAGAAGTTTATCAAGGCTGGTAAGACAGGGCAGCGAGCAAAGCGTCTTGTATGGTTCCACCAAGGCTGGATGCGTAACTGGCGCGTTCAACGCTTCCAAGGCACATCGGACGCTCATATGTCTTTTGCTAGGCTAGAGGCGCAAATAGAGCCATTGGCTTTCTAATATGGTTCAGAGGCTAAACCTTACCCGCGATCAGCTTGCATCGTTTCTGCAAGACCATGAGCAAATCAAGCAGTTTGAACGACTGTTTCAAGTGGTCAGCGATGAGGTGGCTCCCTTGAGCGTTACGGAAGCCACCATCTTGGCTGGCGATGCAGTGGCATCCGCAAATCAAGCATTAGCTTCTGTTGAGGTAATGAAGTCTGTACTGCAGTATCTTGACCGAGCGCCAGCAGCGGCATCGCAAGAACAGGTCGCAGCACTGCAAGAGCAAATCACAGCACTTCAACAGATGCCACCACCTAAGCAGCATCGCACACCTCGCTACGGTTCGTTTTACGATACGACAACGCAAACCGCCGCCGCTATCAACACGGCGTATCCAATGACCTTTAACACAACAGATTTATCATTTGGTGTGACCAGAGGAAGTCCGACTTCGCGTATTTTTGTCGATCGGCCCAATGTCTATAACATTCAGTTCTCAGCGCAGTTAGATAAGACCGCTGGCGGCGTTGGACTGGTATGGATATGGCTACGCAAGAACGGCGTCAACGTCCCTGACAGCGCAGGTCAAATCCGCATACAAGGCAACAACGCTGAAATTCTTGCGGCGTGGAACTACATCATTCAGTTGAACGCTGGCGACTACATTGAGTTGATGTGGGAGGTAGACGATACATCCGTGCAGTTGCTTGCAGAAGCGGCAACAGGTATACACCCATCAATCCCGTCGGTTATTTTAACAGTAACCGACAACATAAGTTCTATGGAGACTTGATATGGCTGTTTCAACAAGGGTTCTGATCCCCGCAAAGACTGCGGAGAACACGCAGACAACGCAATACACTGCGACGAACGTCACGACGGTCATCGACAAGTTCACGGCGACTAATTACACCGCAACTGCTGCGACGATTAGCGTCAACCTTGTCGCGGCATCTGGTAGCACTGGGAACGATAACCTTATCGTCAAAGCCAAAACACTTCAGCCATCGGAAACCTATACGTTTCCTGAGTTGGTCGGTCAGGTGATTAATCCAGGCGGATTTATTTCAACTATTGCGGGAACAGCTACAGCCATTAACATCCGCGCATCAGGTCGGGAGATAGCATAATGAAAAAGCCAATGATGATTATTGAGGGCTTTGCTGGTCTGCGTGAAAGCGAACCATTCATCACCACCGCTGAGAACAAGAAGAACACAGCGATGGTTATCAAGGACTGGATGCTCGGCCCTGAGAACCCCAGCAACGAGAAGGGCGCTAATCCTGAATACTGGGTTGCGCTTGGCAAGGCTATGCAAGTCGATGAGGCTGAAGCCCGTCGCCGCCGCTGCTCCAACTGCGAGTATTACGATAACAGCACATTGACACAAGCCAAGATGGACAAGATACCTTGGAACGAGTGGGATGTTGACGCTGGATTCCGTGGCTACTGTCATAAGTTTGAGTTCATCTGTCACGATCTTCGCTCCTGCCAAGCGCATGAAGAACGTGAGTTTGAATTTGAAGATTGATTGTGATATGGTGCAGCCACCGAGCGTTAAGAGCATCCGGTGGCTCTCCATTTTAAGAGATTAAGATGACAAATGATAACGCCCATCCTGACACAGAATTGACTTCTCAAAGCAGAGTTGTCTTGCCTGTCATTCGTCATGCGACGTTTGAGGATGCGGAGCAGATTGCAATGCTAGGGTTCAAGTTCCATGAACAAGCGTTCTGGGATGACATCCTAGAGTATAGCATAGATGATTGCGTTGTTTCGCTGGAAGGGTTTATTGGGCAACCTAATTTCATTTGTATGGTTGCTGACGTTGGTGGCAAATTCGTATCGTTCGGATCGCTTATCCTTAGCCCAGTGTACTTCAACCACTCGCATATCTCTTGCGAAGAACTTTTCTGGTGGGCCGATCCTGAATCTAACTATCCAGGCATTGGCATGAAGTTGAAAAAAGCAATGGAGGAAGAAGCCAAAAAGCGAGGCGCTCTTTCGATCCAAATGAAGTCAATCAATGCGCTGAATGGCGACAGAATGGCGAACCTTTACATCCGTAATGGATACAGACCGAGCGAACACTCATTTATTAAAAGGCTAGTGTAAGATGGCTATTGGAACAGCAGCAGCAATCGCCCTTGGCGTTGGCGCACTTGGTAGCGCGGCTATCGGTGCAAGTGCAGCAAGTAAAGCTGGTAAGGCACAGGTAGCTGCTGCTGATAAAGGAGTGGAGGAACAACGGGCCGCACGCGAAGAAATGCGGCGCTTGCTTGAACCTTATGTTGCTGCTGGTGGCCCTGCCTTAGAAGCTCAGATGGGCGCATTAGGTCTTCGTGGCCCAGAAGCTCAACAAGCATTTGTAGCGCAGCAAGAGCAAAGCCCAATCTTTCAGGCAATCGCACGGCAGCAAGAAGAATCCATCCTACAGAACGCTTCGGCAACTGGTGGGCTTCGTGGCGGCAACGTACAAGGAGCACTGGCTCAGTTCCGCCCACAATTGCTGAATCAGTTCCTTGAGCAACAATATGGTCGCTTAGGCGGCATGACATCACTTGGTCAGCAATCGGCTGCTGGCGTTGGAACGGCTGGTATGCAGTCGGCCACAAGCATCGCTGGCCTGTTGGGTGAAGCAGGCGCTGCAAGGGCTGGCAGTGCATTAGGGATTGGTAAGGCGCTTAGTGGGCCATTCAATCTAGCGTCAACTCTAGGCGGTATGTCTGCCTCTAAATCGATGGGCTTCTAAAAATGGTTCAACCTTACGATTACTCACTTGGTACACCATCAACCACAGAATCATTTCTGGCGGGTGTTCAGTCATATCAAAATCAGCAAAAAGTTGATGCGGCACGCGCTGCGGCCCAAGCGGAACAGGACAAAGTTGGCCGCGCAAGAAGCTTTTCTTTAAGAGCGCAACAAGTTGCTAAAGACCCAAAGCCTGAAAATCTATCAGCATTATATGCAGAATTTCCAGAGTATGGCGCTGATCTTGATAGATTTGGGAAGCAGTTGGCTGCAAACGATCGTACCACATACGGCACAATCTTAAGCGATGCCATTATCGCAAAAGACCTTGGTAAAACTCCAGAGGAAATTGCGGCAATTTATACAAAAGGCGCTGAAGCTGCAAGAAACTCACAGCGCACAAACATCGCAGAACAGTTCGACTTTGCTGCACAATTGGCGCTTAGCCCCAGTGCGGATGATAATTTCGCTGCTCGTTCATTGCTTTTTAAGATTGATCCAGATGGCTACAAATTGCTTGAAGAAGGTAAGGTTAAACTGGACACGGCTAGAATTAAGGAACTTCAGGCAGAAGGGTTTGTTATTGGCACTCCTGAATTCCAAGCTGCCCTTAAATCAGAGCGTGAAAAGATAACTACAACACTTCCAGGTGGTGGCTTTTATAGTGGCCCACCATCAGGATTAACGCAAATCTTAGGTGGCCAACCATTGCCTACTAATGTGCAAAAAGGGCCACCACGCCAGCCGACTACTAAAGAAGAATTTGATAAGTTGGAGCCTGGGGCATTCTTCATTGATCCAAAGGGTGTAACTCGACAAAAGCCAGGAGGTCAGACGGCTACTCCGTCTGGTAACTTTCAAGGGCAGTGACATTAATCCAGTGAAAGACTTAGGCTCTCTTGGCTTTACCCCGACAAGTGGATTCAGAACTGAGAAGCATCAACAGGCTCTAGTGAGGCAGGGGATGACAACAACTACCCGTGGTTCACATCCAAAAGGTGACGCATTAGATTTTATGCCACCCAAAGGAATGAAGGTTTCTGAAGCCATCGCTTTGGTAAAACAAACATACCCAGGCAGTCGCGTTGCTGCTAGTAACAAAGGTGCATTACACATAACCTTCCCAGGCTGGGGTAAGGCCCCCGACGTAAGTGGTTCTCGTGAAAGATATGGTGATTAATTATGGCTGCTCAAGAAAATTGGTGGGAAAGCTCTCCTGTTGTTGCAAAGCCTAATCAGGTGCAGCAAGTGGATGGTGGCGTCTATGTGCCTCCTGCTCCTGAAAAGCCTGAAAAGCCTAAGGAAACATTTTCCATAGCCACACCAGAGCAAAAGGCTGCTGCTGGGCTTGATCCTAATCGCGTGTATCAAGTTGGCTCAGTGACTGGAGAGTTTAAGGATGTTGGTGGGCAGGCTCCAGCTAAAGCTGCTGCAGCACCAGACACCAATCGTCTTCCACAGCTTTATACTGGCATTTCTGCGGTTAGGGATTTGCGTAATCTTTCCAATAAATTCTTGTCATTAGGAAGGCAGGCTGGCGGCATTAGCGAAACGCCTATTCTTGGTTCGCTGCTTGGACAGAATCGTTCTGACCTTGAGGGATCAATTGAAATCCTCAAGGGCATTATTATTCAGGATCAGCTTGCGCGACTAGCTAAGATTAACCCTGCTGGCGTAGCTGGCCTTGCAAACACCCCTGGTGAGCAAGAGCGGTTTGTTTCAGCTATTGCAAACCTGAATCCTAATCAAAGCCCAGAGAATTTTGCTATCGGACTACAACGCGCTGAAGATTATCTAAATCGCCAATTGCAAGAATCTGGTGGACAGCCTGTTGGTGAAAGAGCGGCTCCTGTAGCTGGTTTGACGGCAGCACTTCCTGGCGATCGCGTTGTTGCGGAAATTGACCTTAAGAACGCGAGGGATTTGCAGGAAGCGTGGCGAAGCGGAAAAACTATTGAGGAACTAAGTGCCATTTCAATAGCGAATGTTGGCTCACCATTAACGCCTGAAAGTATCGCTGCACTTACCGCAGACACTAATCGTCAATTGCAGTTCCAGCCATACCTCGCTCCAATGGAAGATGTTACTGAGGACATGGGTCTTATTGAAGGCGCGATTGAGACTGTAACTGGTTCGGAGCGCAGTACGCCTGAGATCGAGGCTACTGCTGACTGGACAACCATGCCTGAGCTTAACGAACTGTCCATTGCTGGTGCGCGTACAGGTATTGGTACAATGTTCACAAGCCCAGAAGAATCCGTTGCCATCATCAAGGCCAACTATCCTGGCGTTGAAGTGCGGCAGGATGAAAAGGGCAACTACATCCTTCGATCGCAAGATGGCAAGGATTATGGAATCAAGCCTGGATTCCGCTTCAGTGATGTTCCTCGTGCCGTTGGCGGTATTCTTGCGTTTACCCCTGCTGGACGAGCAGCAACATTTACTGGTGCAGCCGTTAAATCTGGTGCGACACAAGCGGCAATCGAAGGCACTGAGTTTGCGGCTGGCGGAGAGTTTAACGCACAGCCCATTCTTATGGCTACAGCGGCTGGCCCTGCAGAAAAAATTATTGGAGATGTGGTAACCGCTGCACTCCCATCAGTAACATCCAAATTGAGACAACTTACTGGACAACCTGAAGTACCATTAGGTGCTGCTCCTGAAGCCCCTGCTGGTATGGGAATGCCATCCGCTAGTGCAATGGCTCCTGATGTGCCAGTAACAGGCGCTACGCCTCCCGCTGGGCCGACCATTGTAACTCCAGCTCCTGGTGCGGCTCCTGCATCAAGGCCTGGTGGTGGCGCAATGTCCACAAGCGAGGAAACAATCCGCGTCCAGCGTGCGGCTGAACTTCCTGTGCCTATTGAACTTGCACGATTCCAACGGACACGGGATTTTACGGAACAGCAACGCGCACGCGAACTTGCCAAAAACAACGAAGTTGGTGGCCCTATTCGTGAAAGAATGACGCAGCAGCAAGACGAACTGCGTCAGAACTTTGAGCGGTTTATTGAAGGCACTGGTTCTGAAGTATGGAACAATCCATATGAGCAGGGCGGTGTTATTTCTGACGCGCTTTCAACCCTTGCAAGGCGTGAGCGTACACGCACTAGTGCGCTTTATAAACGTGCCGAAAAAGCTGGCGAGATGCGTGAACCTGTTAGCTATCAGGAATTAAGCGACTTCATCGCACAGCAAACGCCAACCACCCGCGAAAAATTAGCTCCGGTTCTTAAGACTGTTGAGGAGCAGATACTAGCTAACGATCCAAATAAAACAGGGATGATGGCCCTGAATCAAATGGAAGATATTCGTAAGCTTATCAATAAGGTTGCAAGCCCAGGGACTGCAGACGCTACCTTTGGCCGTGATATGCGTAATATTATCGACAACGCAACCAAGGACGCTGGCGGCGATGTATATAAGCAGGCGCGTGCATCTCGCACCAAGTATGCCAGAGATTTTGAAGACATCGATCTTGTTGAAAAAGTCTTTGCTAATAAGCCTGGAAGCACTGATCGCTTTGTTGCTCTTGAGAAGGTAACAGATAAAATCACTGGAGATAACACACCACTTGATAGCGTGAAGCATCTTCTTGGATTGCTAGATCGTGCTGGCCCTCGCGGTGTTCGTGCAAAGCGCGAATTGCAAGGCTCTGTTATGGAAAAGATCAGGGATCAAGCATATCGCGGAATCACATCAGATGAATCTGGGCAAGCGGTGATTCAGCCAACTGCGCTGAACAAAATCATTACAAGCCTAGAGAAAAACGGCAAACTTGATGTAATTTTTGATAAGAAAACGGCAGAGCTTTTAAGCACAATTAACGATGTGACCAAAGACATCATTACATCGCCACCAGGCAGCATTAATGCCTCTGGAACATCAAGTGCAATTATGAACGCAGTTGATACTCTTGGCACTTTTGGCATAACAGGATTGCCTGTTCCGGCAGCGAAACTTCTTAATGATTTCCGCAAGACTATGGCAGAACGAGGAATGCGTAAAGAAGTCAAAAGGCTTCTGGATTAATGACCTTTCGCTGCAACATAATTTCGGCTATAAGCCCAAAGACGCAAGGGATTAAGTTCTAATGGCACTTACTCAAGTTACTGGCCCTTACCCAATATTCACTGATCTAGACGGCACGCCTCTGGATGACGGATACCTGTATATCGGTTTAATCAACCAAGACCCTGAACAGAATCCGATTCAGGTATTTTGGGATAGCAACCTAACCATCCCAGCTACGCAGCCTATTCGCACAAGCAACGGCTACGCTTATCGTAACGGCACACCAGCCCTGCTTTACACTGGCGGCGAGTTCTCAATCACAATCCGCAACAAGCGTGAGGAGTTCGTTCTCTACAGTCCTGTGGGCTATGGCTTCGATCCTGCGGCTGTCTCTGCGTCTGTTGTCAAGAACGACTTTGTTGGTGATGGCGTTACAGTTGCCTTTGTGCTGTCGGCATCGCCTAGCACTATTCTGGCAACCAATATCTTTATCAACGGCGTTTATCAGGAAAAGGATAGCTACACGCTGTCTGGCAACACCATTACGTTCTCGATCGCACCACCACTGAGTTCCAGCATTGAGATAATGACGAACGAAACTGGCGTAATCAACAGCGGTAATGCCAATGACATCAGTTACACCCTCACTGCCGCTGGAGCAACGCTACAGAGCGTCCAGACCAAGCTTGAGCAAACTGTTTCTGTCATGGACTTCGGTGCTGTTGGCGATGGCGTGGCTGACGATACAGCGGCGTTCCGCGCTGCTTGTTTTTCTCTTGTGCCTGTGACCGCAGCTATTGCACATCGGGGCATCTATGTGCCGCCTGGTCGGTATAAGATTACGGATACAGTTTATATTCATGCTGGAAACGTGCTGTTCGGTTCTGGCATGAGTACATTTATTGACGCATCAGGTTTCCCTCTTGTCGGAACCGACCCTGTATTCAAACTCGGCTGGTGGTTAAACGGCAGCACACCAGTACAAGATACGGCTGTTGGAGACCTTCCACCTGAAATCTTTGGAATGTTTGTGCTTGGCGGCCCAGGCGGAAGCGGTGGTGCGGTTGTTGATCTTACATTCCCTGGCGGCATCATTCACGATATATGGTTTTCCGCTCCAGGCACTGCCATCAATCTTGCTGGCGGCAATGTGTTTGATTGCTTGATTGATGGTGGCCTTACAGGAATTACGGTCAACGGCGCTAATCAGCGCATAGACAACGTACAGTTTTTTAACCCTAACTACGGCATAACGCTGGATGGCACTTGCGCTGATACCAGCATTCAAGGTTGTACGTTTGAATACTGCGAATATGAAGCTATTTCGGTTAATGGTGCTGGCTGCGATGGTGTAAAGATTGTCGGTTGCAACTTTTTTTATAACGTACAGTATGCAACCATTGCTGGCGCTATCCGTCTTCGCAATAGCAATCAGACCGTAAACGTTGAAAGCTGCCAATTCACTAACATGAAGGGGCCAGCCATTGTGCTGGAGCAAACAGGCACGAACAAAAAGCTGCACGTTCAAGCCTGCGTATTCAACGGCGAAAAAAGTCTTGCTGCTTACGCGCAATCAACCACATCTGCTGGCGTTTACGTTCAGTCTGGCCGCGCTGTCATTCAGTCTTCGCGGTTTATCAGTTTGCGTGGGCACGCGCTTTCATTTGGTTCTGTTTTGGGCGGTAATTTTGCAGACTGTTCTATGTCTGATTGTGTCATTACAGCTACCGATACAACCGTTGTCGCTAACGACATCGGCATACTCAGCACACAATACGGCGATAGTTTGCGTCTTAGTAGCGTCACTGGAAGCGGCGGATGCCCATTGTTTGCGGCTAACGTATATTGCTACCCATCTGCAATAGGACTTCAAAATTGGTTTGAGGTGGAAAATACGCCAGGCACTAATTTTGTGCAGTTGCCTGTCACGCATGGCGCATCACTCCACGTTAAAATGCGTGTTAATACACTGCAATCTGGATCGTTCGACTACATCAAAAACATTTACGAGATCGTGGACGTATCGACTGGATACAATGGCGCAACGCAGGAAAGCCAGATTGATACGCAGGTTATCTATCAAAGCCCCACAACGGCTCCTGTGCCTGATATTGCTTTGACTGCTGGCTTTACGTCTATCGCTGGCCCAACCACTTTAGTCCCCCCGATTGTCGGTAACATCATTCTATCTTGGCCTGATACATACGGCCCTGCTGACTTAGACATACAAATTAACTAAAGGTGCAACATGGCTGACAAAAAAATCTCTGCATTAACCGCATCCACTACGCCGCTTGCTGGAACTGAAGTTCTGCCGATTGTGCAGGGCGGATCAACGGTAAAAGTTGCTGTATCGAATTTAACTGCTGGCCGTTCTGTTGGGATGCAACAAGCAAATATCGCTGCCGCGGCTGGTGGTGGTTTTGTCAACCCTGCGTTTATCGCAGATGACGGCACTGGTGCTGCTCGTATCGTGTTTCTTGGCGCTCCGTATGCGGGTGTTCCAGCTAACAAACCTTGGCTACATTCCTACCAAGATATTTATGTAGGTTCCGACGCAGGAACCACATTTAATGTAATATCAGGCGGCACTAAAACACTTGGTGTGGATGGATCAGGTAACGCTACGGTTACAGGAAACTTTGTCCCCGCCACTGCTGGCAAAGGCATCGACTTCAGCGCAGCCACGCACGCTGCTGGCATGACCAGCGAATTGCTGAATGACTATGAAGAAGGCACTTGGACGCCAAACCAAGGGCCGGGGCTAACTGTTGTTGGCGCGTTCAGTTCAAACGGGACATATACAAAAGTTGGCCGTCAAGTTACCGTAAGGGGCAACGTATCTGGTGCAACTTCAATTTCTGTAACGTCTGGTGGTATAATTGTTTCAAACTTACCTTTTACGGTAGTTAATACGGGCGAAGGAGCAGCCGGAACTGGAAACGTAAACCAAGGTTCTGTTGTGCTTGCCTTTAATGTTCAAGTATATGCAATGACAGCTATAACACCAGCGGCAGGCATAAGTTTTACCGTCACATATTTTGTTTGATAAAAGGTACATAAAATGAGCCTGACGAAAGCCACATATTCGATGATCGACGGCGCTCCAGCAAACGTGCTGGATTTTGGCGCTGTTGGTGATGGGGCAACGGACAGCACGGCAGCATTTGTTGCGGCATTACAATCTGGCGCAGGGGAAGTGTATGTTCCAACAGGAACCTATGCGCTGGCGTCAAATTTAAGTGCCACCCTTGTTTCGAGTGTTGTTTTTTACGGCCCCGGAAAAATCTTGTATACTGGAGCAACCAATAACACCCTGCCGCTTATGACAGTTGAAACTGCTGGCTATTCATTCACGGTTGACGGGTTGTCGTTTGATGGCGCTGACAAGATTGCATCTGGATTGCGCGTCTATAATACCGCCGCTGTTGTGTTGAATACACTTCCAAACTGCACGGTCAACGCTTGCACATTCTTTCAGTTCCGCATGAATGTTGCGGGAATATGGAACCAAGGCGCGTTTATTTCTGGGTCATTCCAGCTTGTCACCATATCTAATAACCGCATCCGGAAGATTACACGCGCTGCTGGCACAGGCACACCCGGGTCTTCAGGGACTGAAGGTATTTCGGTAACAAACTATGACGCGACAAAGTTCGTTCGTGAGTGCATCCATTATGGAAACGCTTACGTAGACATAACAGGCGGCGATGCTGTCGGTTCTGCAAATAACGTAGACTATGACGGGTTCAAGTTTTTCGCGCCTGATCCGACAAACTTTGGTGGTCAATACGCACCTTCGACCGTTAATTCTTACGCTAACACATACCGCAACTGCCGAGGCAGGGCCATAAAAATTCAGGCTATTGGCACTGTTAGCGATGAAACTATTGTGCGAGATGCGGACTACACAATATTCGGCGGCAGCACTGAAATTAACTTTCAGTACGGCGTTGGCTTTGTGTCAAACTGTCAGTTCATATACAGCCCTTATGGTGGCGTATCGCCGCTCCAAACGTCAATTGCCCTAGTTGGGTTTTACCAAGGCAGCGATTACACTGAAGACACTGGCTCCGCCATCGTTACCGGAATCCAAGTTTTTAACTCTATTGCTACTGGCGGAGAGATAGACTCGATTGTGCAGGCAACTGTCGGCGCAGGGGTGGCAACACCTGTAAGGCCTCTGATTACTGTCAGCAACGTTTCGGTAAACGCGCAGACTGTCGATGCTATTGTGAATATAGGATATGAAGCTACGACTTACGGCACGCTCCGTATGGACAATATCGTCGTGCCAAAACTAAACTATTGCGCGGTGACAACGAACTCAGCAGACATCAATTTTGATATTGTAGCCACGAATGTCGTCAACATCGACGGTGTTGCAACGCCCGCAAACATTAAACCTTTTGTGTTATCTAGCACTTTTACACCTGTCGTTTACGGCGGAATTTTGCTGGGCGGCATGAACCAAGGGTTCACAGCTTCATACGCAGTCAGTTCGGACACAGACAAAGCTCCTATGCTTGCAGGCGGCGCACTTGCTGATCCGTTTGGGAATGCTGGCGGAGCGGCATCGGTTCAATCTATATCGTTAGCTGACGATGCTTCAGGCGCTTTTGATCCACGGTTCTTTTTTAACAGTCGTGGCTTATTCTGCGTGAGCGCCAGTTTTGATTATACGTCGCAGGGTGTGTTTGCAACTGGAAGCAATCAGATACACACCATAGCAGCGCATGGGTCAAATGTGTTCCAAGTCTCCACAACAGGATCGAACCCTGACGTAGATGGAAAAATTAACCTTTGGTACAACAGCGGCATCTTGAACATCAAAAACCGTCTTGGTGGAAGTTATGTATTTACCGTAATGTTTATTGGCTAACCTAATGTCCAGCGGGATAGCTGGTCTGGAAACAGGAGAATAAAAATGGCTTTAGAGAAAAACGTAGTAGTTGATAACATCGAAGTTCTTGAGAACGGCACAGTGCAAGTACGCACAAAGACCGCCATCCTCGAAGACGGCGAACAGATCAGCGGCACATTCCACCGTCACGTTGTCGCCCCCGGCGATGACTACAGCGCAGAAGATGCTCGCGTGCAGGCAATATGCGCCGCAACGCATACTGCTGACGTAGTGGCTGCCTATGCCGCAGAACAAGCCAAGAACGCGCCAGTAGCACTGCCAGAAGCAGAAGCTTAATACTGCAACCAGCATTGGTGGAATCAAATGGCTAGCATTGACGAAACACAGGCGCAGCTTAACACGCATGAACAAGTCTGTGCGTTTCGATATGAGAGCATTTGTGCGCGGATGAAGCGTATTGAAAGCCTTGGTATATCTGCTTGCGGCACAATTATTGTATTGCTGATCGGCATACTAGTAAGCGTGCTGCAAAAGGGCGGCTAAGGAGGGCGTATGCGTTTTCTGCGTGCTGCAACCGTTGCGTCTTTGCTAGTGCTTGCTGCTTGTGAAGATCGCTATCGCTATGACTGCCAAGACCCTGCGAACTGGCAGGATGAGCTATGCAAGAAGCCTCGGTGTGTCGCTATGGGCTATTGCACCGAATGGCTGATAGATACAGGTGAAGAAGAAGTTGTCGAAGAAGGTTAAGTATTGGTCGCCAGAGGAACTGCTACGTTTCATTGTCGGCGTTGTGCTGTCGTTCACGTTGATGTTTATCGTGGCGACTGTGTTATATTCGCTGATATTTGTATCGCAGCCAATGGAGGGACAGTCCCCGAATGACGCTGAGTTTTTTAAGCTGATTAACCCAATAGCTACGTTTATTGTTGGAGCGTTGGCAGGACTGATGGCGGGGCAGGGCAGCGGATCGATTAAGCCCAAGAAGCCAGATGAAGGAGAGAAAGATGAGCTTCCTGAATAGTTTCGAAAGCAAGCAGGACGGAATCAATGACACCGTTGAGTTTGTTGTGCGCGTGGCGATCGTCACGCTGTCGGCAGTTATCCTTGTCGTTGTGCTGGCGCTTGTTGTTGGGATGTTCGTTCCTAATGACGTTGTGGATAGCACTGCTGTTCTGGAGATGATTAACCCTGCGTTCCAGACTATCATTGGTGCGCTTGTTGGCTTGCTTGGTGGCCTTAGCCTAAACGCCAATGCGCGTGACAAAGAGCCAGAGCCAGCGCCAGAACCAGAAGCTCCACTTGAACTGACTCCTGTGGTAGCACCAAAGGTTTATGACGATCCACAAGGCACAGTCTTTATCGACGAGCCTGAAGATGATGACGATGATGAGTTAGAGCCTTGGGAAAAGTATCGCAACGATCTGCGCTATGATGCCAATGGCGATGGCGTAGTTGACGAAAATGACTTCCCTGATTGGCGGAGTGCTGGCAAATGAGCTTGATTAACCTTCAACAGAA